ATGAGATTCAGCGAAGCGCTCGACGCCATCATTCACGCAGCTGCGCAGGCATCTAGCACAGGGAAGCCATGGTGCGTAGTGCATGACAAAGACCGGTTCATAGCCGCGCCGCTTGGGCGCCTGAGTTCGGGCAACCTGCTGGAGGTGTGCCAGCCATGAGCTGCATCGTGACGCTCTATTCAATCGACAACCGAGTGTCGCGGCCAGTAGTTCGCGGCACTGAGCCTCGGCGCCCTTCCGACTGGAACGCCAGCGCGTGGTTCGTTTTGCCCAACGGCGAGAAGCACACCCACAGCGCGATGGCCCGTGGTGAAACAGTCACTGGCCTAGTCGCCTACATGGGCGCCCTGATCGACAGCCTGATATCTGACCACGGCAACCAGGTAGCCAGCGCCGGCTGGACGGCCACAACGCACGGGAGGCGGAAGAAATGAGCCCACTGGCCGGCAGGAGGCGCACGGAATACCGGCACTGGACGCCGGCAGAGGACGCAACACTGGCAGAACTGTATGCCACCAAACCCATCACCGAGATAGCAGCCTTGATGGGGCGCGGCACTGGCTCGATTCACAATCGCGTGTCGAAACTCGGACTGACGCGACCGGATGAGTTCAAGGAAATCACAGGCTGCGGCAGGTTCAAGCCTGGCCACCAGACATGGAACTCTGGCCGCAAAGGATGGCAGGCAGGAGGCCGGGCCAAGGACACGCAGTTCAAGCTGGGTCACCGACCATCGAACACCTGGCGCCCCATCGGAGCGGAGCGCACCGACAAGGGCGGCATCCTCTACCGCAAGGTGGCGGACACCGGCAACAAGCGCACTGACTGGCGCCCGGTCCACGTGATGTTGTGGGAAGAGCACAACGGCGCCGTGCCGACAGGTCACTTCCTCGTCTTCAAGGATCGCACCCCCGCCAACATCTCAATCGACAACCTCGAGCTGGTCACCCGCGCGGAGAACATGCGCCGCAACTCAATCGACCGCTATCCGCCCGAATATCGCCAGGCCGCCATAACGCTCGGCTGGTTCAAGCGGAAGCTCAACAAACTGGAGCAGCACCATGAACAACCTCAGTGATCTGCGCGCCATCCTCGGCAAGACGATGGAGGGCGTGCTAGCCGGCACCTACTCGATTGAACAAGCGAAGGCCGTAGCCCAGGTCGCTGCCGAAGTGAACGCCACAGCGCGCCTTGAGGTGGACATGGCCCGCGCTACCGATGGCGACTTCCGGGGATCTGGCTTTATCGACGTTGAGCCGCGCATTGCCCCGCGCGAGCCGCTGCGGAGGATTGCAGGCCAATGAGCAATCGCACCTACACCATCACCGTAACCGAGCGCCAGGCCGCAGAGCTGCAGGAGGCCTGCGAGCTACTGGCGCGAATCAAGATCGGCCAAATCGACCACGCCATCGAGCGGCTGCCGGGCTTCTACGACCGGCGCGACTGGGAGCAGGTACACGCCACACGGCACGAAATCCAGCGCCTTGCCAACGCGCTTACGACAACTTCGGCGAGCACGCCGAGGACTTTCCATGCGTGACGGCCGAGGCGAAGGCAGAGCTCGAAGCGATGCTGAGCGATTGGGTGAATCGCCACTGCCACCCAACCTTCTACCGGATAACAGACGTGACCGAATACGTGCTTACGGAAGAAGACATTCAGGACGCCAACGCCTAGCCCCAATGCGGGAGGAGATAGAGATGACAGACAAGACCGATGCCGAGTTCGAGGTTTGGTGGCAGCAGCAGCTCTGGCGCGAATGCTTCGAGGACGTGAAGGACCAGATGCGGAATGTGTGGCGGGCGTCGAGGGCGGAGATGGTTGTGCAGATGCCGAAGCCGATGAAGGCGCCGCCATACGCGAGCTATGAGGGCGGCTGGAACGACATGCGCGGCGAGGCGATCGACGCCATCGAAGCGGCCGGCGCGAAGTGGAGGGAGTGAGAGATGAAACTAAGCCTTGAGAAGTGGGCGGAAGCGAACTTCGATCCGGTGCCGACGCTCAACACGCTGCGGCGCTGGGCTCGGGAAGCGAAGATCTTCCCCGCCCCGGTGAAGCACGGGCGCAGCTATTATGTTGAGCCAGACGCACAGTACATCGAGCCAGGCACGCTTGCCGGGCGCATCGCGAGGGATCGACATGGCGCCAAGGCCGCGTAAGACCGGTTCGAAAGACCTGCCGCCGAACCTGTACCGCAAGACGGATAACAGGAACGGCGTCACCTATTACAGCTACCGTGACCCGCTGTCAGGAAAGTGGTACGGGCTTGGCTCAGACAAGGCGCAGGCCGTGCGTGAAGCTGTGCACGCCAACCATGCCGGCGCCAAGATGCAGCCGGACCTGGTTGAGCGTATAGCAGCCGCGCCGGCCCGCAGGTTCTCGGAATGGATCGACGAGTACCGCAAGCTCTACGCAGAGCGAGATGTATCTGACCGCAGCAAGGAAACGGTGCGCATGAGGCTCAATCGGTTGAGCGAGGCGCTTGGGCACCTTGACACGGAAAGCATCGGGACGTTTGAGATTGCCGCCTACCTGAAGACCTTCACTGATCAAGGCAAGGCGCAGATGGCGAAAGCCATGCGGTCACTGCTGAGCGACCTGATGCGCGAGGCGATAGCGGCTGGATGGCGGAAGGACAACCCGGTCGAAGTGACGCGAGCCGCGAAGGTGAAGGTCAAGCGCGAACGGCTGACCCTAGAGCAATGGAAGGCGATTTACGCCGAGGCCAAGCAGCCATGGCTCAAGCGCGCAATGGAGCTTGCGGTACTGACCGGCCAGCGCCGTGATGATATCGCGGCGATGCTATTCAAGGACGTGTACGACGAGCACCTGCACATCATCCAAGCGAAGACCGGCGCCAGGCTTCGGATCAGCACGAAGCTGCGCCTGGAATCGATCGGGTTCGAGTTGGGCGAGGTGGTTAAAGCCTGCCGTGATGCGGTAGTGTCAAAGCATCTTGTGCATCACAGCCGCACCGTGAGCCGCGCGACGCCGGGAATGCCGATCATGCTGGACACGTTGACCAGCGCGTTTGCAGCCGCACGGGACCGCACCGACATTGAGTTCGGGGCGAGCCCGCCGACCTTCCACGAGATGCGCTCACTGGCTGCAAGATTGCACGCAGCAGAAGGTCGAGATCCGCAATTGCTGCTCGGCCACAAGTCGGCAGCTATGACCGCGCTCTACCGTGACAGCCGGGGCGCCGAGTGGATCGACGTGGCATAA